TTAATCCCCCGTACTGAAATCACACAGGGAGAAAAAAAAGTTTTTTTTGATTTGATTGTTCACACTGTTCACCTTTCGTTTTTCTCTTTTAATTTCAGTGTGATAACGGGTGAATATACGGTGAAGGGTGAACAGTGGATTGTTCACCTTCGGGGATTTCAGGGATAAAAAAGACCGGCAGATGCCGGTCAGGTGAGTCATGAGGGTCGGGTTGTCGCAGGGTCGTCACATTTTGGCAGCCAGTCGCCGTAGCTTTCCTCTTTCAGCGTCAGGTTGGTCTGTATCCCCTGTTTGGTATGGCGCTTCTCGTAATTCAGTCCGTATTCCTTCAGCATCACCGGCAGCCCCAGCCCGAACATTTTCAGACTGAGTACATTCCGGTAGCCGTTTGCCTCCATGTAGGCCAGATAGGCGTGATAGAGGTATTTACGGTAATTACGCGGGATGATACTGGCGTTCCCCATATACATGCCGCTGGTCTGCGGCAGGGTTTCCAGATAGCCGATAAAATCAAACGTCGGGTCGGCATCCCGTTTGATGTTCAGTGCCTCGTCTGAGTTCTGCTGGGACTGAAGCAGTGACCGGGCGAGCATCGGGTCGCTGAACTTCTGCATCAGGTGACGCACAATGACCGCCAGCTCGCGGGTGATTTTGTCCTTAAGCTGCGGGTCGCGCTCCTGCGGGGCTATCTGTTCCGGGAAGTGAATAATCACCCGCCGGCGTGACACGCCGCCGCTGCGGTCGGTGAAGCGCATCGGGTTATTGTTCACGGCCAGAATCACCGCCGGGATATGCGTGGAGTACGCATCCCGGTATTTCGGGTCCACGGACACCGCATCGCCGCCAGTGATGGCCTTGAGTCCGGCACCGTCGCCGCTCCATTTTTCCTGGTCCGGCAGGCGTATCAGTGAGAAGCCAGTTAACGCGGCACGTTCACGCGGGGATTCCAGCGTCTCGATGGTGGCCGACGTGGCGTTATCCTCCCCGGCCAGCAGGGTGGCGATTTCGGCCATGATACTTTTGCCGCTGCCGCCGGGACCGGTCACCTCCAGAAAGAGCTGCCAGTCGTAGCGGTTTGCCAGCACCATAAACAGTGCGGCCAGAATCACGTCGCGTTTTTCCGCACGGCCACCGGCGGCACGGTCAAGCCAGCGCCAGAACGCGGGGGCGTGGTTTTCCAGCGTTTCCCCTTCCACCGGCGGGGTGAAATCCACATCGCACAGGGTGCGCATCCAGTGTGACGGACTGTGCGGGTGGAACGTGCCGTTCTGCGTGTCGAGCACGCCGTTACGAAAGCCAATCAGGCGGCGGGAGGGGGCTTCCTGCTGCGGAATAATCAGCTTCAGGGTGTCCACCACGGAGGCCACCTTCCCGGAGGAGAACGGCGCGCGCAGACGCTGAAACAGCCCGGCCACATCCCGGGCAAAGTCCTGTGGCGGCAGCACCTTCCAGACACCATTTTCATAGCGGGACAGAAGCTGGCCGTTGGCATCGACCGCGAGCGCCTCGCCGTAATGCTCATAGATACGCATGGCCTTTTCGCTGGTACTCATGGCGGAAAACTCCGCTTCGCTCATGGTGTCGAACGGGCTTTCAGTCGGTGGCCGGATGGCATCATAAATGGCCTTACGGGTGGCTTCCCCGCCGTACTGCGTGAAGGCATCATTCCAGTCACCGAAGACCGGCGGCAGGGCAACAACACCTTCACACGCATCTGCGGCTGCGGCGGCTTTTTTCTGGCCGTCACCGCTGAGGTCACGGTCTGCGGCAAGGACAATCTGACAGGCCGGATGCTTCTGCCGGGCAAGGCTGGCCAGAGAAAGGAGGTTCACGGAAGAAAGCGCCACCATCACCGTTTCACCGGTCAGGTGATGCACGGTAAGTGCGGTCGCGTATCCCTCCGCTATCCACAGACGTTTTCCGGCCTGATTCTGTCCTTCAAGGGTGTGACAGGTGCCCCTGACCTGTCCGCCTTTCAGGGTGCGCTTACGGCCGTCAGCACTGATTAACTGAAGGTTAACCAGTTCGCCGCTGTCGTCATACAGTGGCACCACAAGGTCACCGGCGCGCCAGCTCACGCCACCGGCTCTGTGTGTGCCGGTCAGCATCCGGCATTCCCGGTCGGGAAAGCCCTTGCGGGTCAGGTAGGCGTTACCGGTTCCGGGACGGGTTTTCGCCATCAGGGTTTGTGCCAGTGCGGCTGCGTTCTTCCGGGCAGCGTCTGTTTCAGCACCGGCGGCAGCCGTCACTGCCGGGTCAGCCGGGGGCAGGCTGCCGGTCACGGCAGCCACCTTTGCGGCCGCATCGGACGGGGAAACACCAAACACCTTTTCAACCAGTTTCAGGCCGTCACCGGCACCACACTGATTGCAGTACCAGGTGCCGCGCCCCTCCCTGTCATCAAAACGGAAGCGGTCACTCCCGCCACAGACCGGACAGGGCTGATGACGGTTTTTCAGCACCTGAATCCCCAGCGCCGGGAGAATACGCGGCCAGTGGCCGAGCGCATGGCTGACGGTGGCGGTTACGTTCATTTTCATGGTGTTGTTCTCCTTCAGTGCAGTACCGGCGCTTTTATGTGACGGGCACAGAGTTCATCCATCACAACCAGCCCGAGAAAGGACAGCGACGGCGCGGCCTTCAGGGGGCCGGATTCCATTAAATCTTCCAGCAGGGCACAGGCTATCTGACGCCCTTTTTCCTCACCGTGCTGGCGCAGATAAAAGCCTTCCAGCTCAGCGGCGATGGCCGCCTCCAGTGATTCAAGGGTGAGATGCGGGTAGCGGTGCTGACGTTCGCACACGGTCAGCCAGGCACAGGCGACAGCACGACGGTAAAGGGCTGCGCGTAAGACGGGCGGTAAGGGTGTTTTCATTTGCTTTCCTCCCTGTGACAGATGACTGCATTCCGTGCCGGTTGCATTAACTGATAAGGCATATCTGCGTCTCCTGAAGACGTGCGTATCCCTGCGCGAATACGCACATTTAATTTTTCGGGTGTCGTTTTTTAATTACAGATAATTGCGGTAACTGTTATCCGGTGTGATTTCCGGGTCAGGCTCCGTGCGGGGGATTTCCCGCCATTCCCGCGCCACCGGTGTCGCCCGGCTGACCGGAACAGGGGCCTGCGGGTAAATATCCAGATATTTCTCCCGCCATTTCTGTAATTCCGGGTCTCCGGCCATTTCTTTCAGTACCGCATGCCGGTTTACGGGGCTGCGTTTAAACAGGTCAGGACGGTCACAGGTAAATTCCCGCAGAAAACGCCCCAGCGGGATGTCTGTGGTGCGCCCGTCAGCGAGGATACGCACAAGGATACTGAATTTACGGCGGTACGGGTTCCAGACAATGTCCGGGCAGCGGTACGGCATTTCCCACGGAATACCGTCTTCCAGAATGCCGACCACGGCCACATCGGGAAAACCGGCAGAACGGTAAATCTCACCGGGCTGGGGAAAATCAAACATGCGTCCTGTCTCCCCGGTCTTTCTGCTGGGCGAGAAAATCGCGGCACAGGCCTTTGGCTTTCAGTTCATTCAGCACAAAATCAATATCTTCATTCAGGTAGCTGAAAATATGCGGAATGTAGAGCTGATGCAGGCCGGAGAGTTCACGGTGAATCAAATCACCCCCAACAAACTGGGATACGGCGCTGGCGCGGTTGAGCTTATGGTAAGCCTCAATGCTGAGGTGTTCACGGGCGTCATGACGCGCTGAGACGGTCTGAGGGGCTTTTTTATTACGCACGGGACACCTCCACCACCGGCAGACGGGCAGCAAGGGAGAGCACATAGTCACGGACAAGGGAACGGCGGGCACTGCGTTCATCACCGGCGACGGTGCGAAGCATGCAGATACGGGGATGACGGTCTGCGCGACGGACAGCCGCAAACACAAAGACAAATTCAGGGTGTGAAGGGGTAAGGGTTGTAGCCATGATGGCAGCCTCCGTTAGATAGCAGGTTACGCTATCGCCGGAGTTTCCACGCTCGATGGCGATAGCCCAGACGGGGGTGGAAATACCGGCTCTAACGGATACCGGCCAGCCCGGAGGCTGCCCCGCCTGAGCTACCATTGACTCTGCGGCATAATGAGCGGACGCGGGCAGGATGCACGGAGTGCCATCTGCTCGACTGACCACACACCACACCATAATCTGGCGCTCTGTGGCGTTGATTGCGACACAAAAAAAGACGCATGGCGCGTCATATGTCGCCGTTAGATTGCTCGGGTTTCCACGCCCGGCTGCCGATTTTGCGACAGCGGAAAAACTATATCCGCAAATGCCGGAAAAAGGCAAGCCAGAAAAAGGGACTTTTTGCAGAGCGGGCATCATCATGCGTCATACCCCCGTTTGCGTCCGGCAATGCGGCCGGCCATCCATGCGGTGACTTCAGAGTGCAGCCAGGCCACATTTTTACCGCCAAGACTCACCTGCGGCGGAAATTCCCCCTTACGGATGAGTTCATAGATGGTCGAGCGTGACAGGCCGCACAGGTGCATCACTTCCGGCAGACGTAAAAAACGCTCCTGCGTGATGTCCGGCAGCGGCATCAGTGGCGTCACAGGGGCGGGAGACGGGGAAGAAAAAACAGCTTGCATCGGGCTACCTCGTTAATGTCCATACAGCACCGGATAAGTCCGTCCGGCTTCGGGTAGCGCTTTATTTTGTGAATATTTTCAGCAGACGCAACAGGGGGGATTTGTTCCGGCAGCCTTACAATGCTTGTGTGTTTTTTGTTCATCTCCACTTAAAGTCATTTAAAGCCACTTAAAGCAATTCGTAATTTTTATAGTGAAATACAAATCGTTTTTTCTTATTCATTCCCGGCGAATTAATAAAAACAAACAGTAATAAACAGCACAAAAAGCCCATCAACGGGTGAACAGTGGTGAACAGACGGTGAACAGTCATTACTGCGATTGTTCACCATTTAACTTACTGTATTACTTATCTTTTTTCTTATGGTGAACAGAGGTGAACAGTAAAATATAAAAAAACAAACAGTAAGCCGGTTTTTCCTGCGACCTTTTCCTGGCTTGCCGGTGTGAGGATGAGTCTCCTGTGTCAGGGCTGGCACATCTGCAATGCGTCGTGTTGTTGTCCGGTGTACGTCACAATTTTCTCAACCTGAAGTGACGAGGAGCCGAAAATGTCTGACAACACCATCCCTGAATATCTGCAATCCGCGCTGGCACAACTGGAAAAGGCCAGAGCCGCCCATCTTGAGAACGCCCGTCTGATGGATGAGACCGTCACGGCCATTGAACGGGCAGAGCAGGAAAAAAATGCGCTGGCGCAGGCCGACGGAAACGACGCTGACGACTGGCGCACGGCCTTTCGTGCAGCCGGTGGTGTCCTGAGCGACGAGCTGAAACAGCGCCACATTGAGCGCGTGGCACGCCGGGAGCTGGTACAGGAATATGACAATCTGGCCGTGGTGCTGAATTTTGAACGCGAACGCCTGAAAGGGGCGTGTGACAGCACGGCCACCGCCTACCGGAAGGCACATCATCACCTTCTGAGTCTGTATGCAGAGCATGAGCTGGAACACGCCCTGAATGAAACCTGTGAGGCGCTTGTCCGGGCAATGCATCTGAGCATTCTGGTACAGGAAAATCCGCTCGCCAACACCACCGGCCATCAGGGCTACGTCGCACCGGAAAAGGCTGTCATGCAGCAGGTGAAATCATCGCTGGAACAGAAAATTAAACAGATGCAAATCAGCCTCACCGGCGAGCCGGTTCTCCGGCTGACCGGACTGTCAGCGGCAACACTCCCGCACATGGATTATGAGGTGGCAGGCACACCGGCACAGCGCAAGGTGTGGCAGGACAAAATAGACCAGCAGGGTGCAGAGCTTAAGGCCAGAGGACTGCTGTCATGATTTACTGCCCGTCGTGTGGACATGTTGCTCACACTCGTCGCGCACATTTCATGGACGATGGCACCAAGATAATGATTGCACAGTGCCGGAATATTTATTGCTCTGCGACATTTGAAGCGAGTGAAAGCTTTTTCTCTGACAGTAAAGATTCAGGAATGGAATACATTTCAGGCAAACAGAGATACCGCGATTCACTGACTTCTGCCTCCGGCAGTATGAAACGCCCGAAAAGAATGCTTGTTACCGGATATTGTTGTCGGAGATGTAACGGCCTTGCACTGTCAAGAACATCGCGGCGTCTGTCTCAGGAAGTCACCGAACGTTTTTATGTGTGCACGGATCCGGGCTGTGGTCTGGTGTTTAAAACGCTTCAGACCATCAACCGCTTCATTGTCCGCCCGGTCACGCCGGACGAACTGGCAGAACGCCTGCATGAAAAACAGGAACTGCCGCCAGTACGGTTAAAAACACAATCATATTCGCTGCGTCTGGAATGAGGGCTGCCGGTTAACCCCGGCCGTCGCCGCACACCGTATTTTTATTCTTCAGCATGATGAGAAAGAGATAACGATGGAAAGCACAGCCTTACAGCAGGCCTTTGACACCTGTCAGAATAACAAAGCAGCATGGCTGCAACGCAAAAATGAGCTGGCTGCGGCCGAACAGGAATATCTGCGGCTTCTGTCCGGGGAAGGCAGAAACGTCAGTCGCCTGGACGAATTACGCAATATTATCGAAGTCAGAAAATGGCAGGTGAATCAGGCTGCCGGTCGTTATATTCGTTCGCATGAAGCCGTTCAGCACATCAGCATCCGCGACCGGCTGAATGATTTTATGCAGCAGCACGGCACAGCACTGGCGGCCGCACTGGCACCGGAGCTGATGGGCTACAGTGAGCTGACGGCCATTGCCCGAAACTGTGCCATACAGCGTGCCACAGATGCCCTGCGTGAAGCCCTTCTGTCCTGGCTTGCGAAGGGGGAAAAAATTAATTATTCCGCACAGGATAGCGACATTTTAACGACCATCGGATTCAGGCCTGACGCGGCTTCGGTGGATGACAGCCGTGAAAAATTCACTCCTGCGCAGAATATGATTTTTTCGCGTAAAAGTGCGCAACTGGCATCACATCAGTCTGTGTAAAACCCCCCGAAAATCCGCCCGTTTTTACTGAAAAAAGCCATGCATCGATAAGGTGCATGGCTTTGCATGCGTTTTCCTGCCTCATTTTCTGCAAACCGCGCCATTCCCGGCGCGGTCTGAGCGTGTCAGTGCAACTGCATTAAAACCGCCCCGCAAAGCGGGCGGGCGAGGCGGGGAAAGCACTGCGCGCATAAGAATTTAATGCGACCAATCAATAGTGAAGGTTAATGCAGTTTTTATTAAATTTTGCTATAAGAACGCAATGAATTCATGATATTAAGTGGTCAGACGGAATAGTCGTGACGTAATATAAGGTGATGCAATGGATGAACGAGCACAAGAAACGTTATTTAAAAAACTCTTCTCCCCAAAATCTTTATTTGATGTGTATTCTGATAAATTTAGTAAGTCGGCAGCAAAAGGCATTGACAGAATCAATGGCATGCAATATTCAAGTAGAGCCAGAAAGGAATTAAAGAAAGTTTCGGAAAAATGTCTTGACGGTTCATTTAGATTTACTCCTTACTTAGAAAAATTAAAAAGTAAAGGGCGAGGAAAAAGTCCTAGGGTAATTTCTATACCAACAATTAGAGATCGCATTGTATTAAAACAGCTCAATGTTTTTCTTTGTGAGATTTTCCCTGATTGTGTACCTAAGAGTATTGCTTCAACTTATATTAGAAATATCTCGGATGATTTAAAAGATATGCCCCCTGAAGATATTTATGTTTGTAGTTGTGATATTGAAGGTTTCTATGACAATATAAACAAACATCGACTTAAAAAGATTCTATCAAAAAGAGTGCATTGTAAAAGAGCGTTGGACCTCATAGTTCGTTCTCTTTTAACACCAACAACAAGTGATAGTGTTAATAAAAAAATGAGGAAGTTTTTTTTTGATAATGAAAAGGGAGTTCCTCAAGGGTTGTCAATATCTAATATTTTAGCTGCAATTTATCTGCAAAGTGTTGATGATAAAATGCTAAAGTTTGATGTAGCTTACTATAGATATGTTGATGATGTGCTAATTTATGGAAATTATGACGAGGTAAATTCAGCTTATCATTCACTACGGCGTAGGCTTAAATATAGGGGATTAAACACTCATCCGCCAACATCATCTAAGACACGTTTAGGTTTTCTTAATGAGTCTTTTAGCTTTTTGGGATATGTTTTTAATGCAAATGTTATAACAGTGCGAGATTCGACTGTAGAATCATTTATAAAATCAATCGCATCTAGGTTTAGTGACTATCTTCACAATAAAAATAAACGTTTAAAGAAGTATACACATTTAACCGTTGATGATCTTAAAGATGTTTTTCTGGAAGAGTTAAATGATAAGTTAACAGGGGCTATTAGTGAGAAAAAAAGATATGGATGGGTGGCTTATTATTCAAATATTACCGACCACTCTCTTCTGCATAAAATAGATTTTATAATAAGAGAAATGTTTAAACGCTTGGATGATTTTGATAATTGTGCACCTGAAGGATTGAAAAAGGTAACACGTGCTTATTATGAAATGAAATATAGCCCACATAGAGGTTATATACGAGATTACGACCAGATTAAAACTGTTAAACAAAAAACTGAATTCTTGCACCGGCGCGGAAGGATTGCTGAAGGTGAGAGGTTAACTAAAGAACAGGTTGAAGAGCGTTATGAGAGATATAAAGCTAAAAATCTAGCTAGCATGCATGCAGATGAAGGTGAAGTATATCCTAAATAATGATATATTGAGCTTGACCAACGCCGACGGCACTTGCCTTGCAGGTGCCGTACCCCATGCGGAAATGCCGTGATGGGCAGAAGTGCTCCTGACCTAAAATGGTAGTAAACCTTCATCGGGGGAAACTGCTGGTGAAGAGGATTGGACTGATATCTCCGGCGTTGCGTCACTTTATACTATTCATGGAGTTTATAATGAAAGATTTTTTGGATAGCCTAAGTAAAGCTGCATGGGAAACATCGTGTGCAAGATATAATTCATCCCGTCGATTAAAGGTCAGAGAGATCTTTTCAACTATTAGTCTCGCTTTAATTGGCCTTTCCAGTATTATATTATCATTAATGCAATATTTTTGGATTAATGATATAAATCCTAAACTCAATATATTAATAACCGCATTTTCTATTATCTTAAGTATGCTATTAATTATAATTAGTCTTATTGAGTGGGGAGTTGCATCAGGAGCTAAATCTGAAGCTCTCTTTAGAAATGCTGAGTTACTTAATGAGTATGAAAGGAAACTTTCTCTATTCAAAAATAGCTTAAAAAATGAAATGACTGAAGAAGATTATAAAAATATAGATAATCTTCGCGATGAGTATGAAAAAATAAAATCAACATGCACTTTCAACCATAGCCCTGTTGATTATGAATATCATAAAATAGTAAAGAGCAGATATTATATTTCCCATACGCCTGAAAATTTTAGCTTTTGGAGGATGCTAAAAGGTAGAATTAACTATCATATCAGTAGTATTTGGGGGTATTTAATTATCTGGTTAATTGTCGTCATGTTTTTCTTTAAAGTCTTAATGGTAATAGCATCCATATATTAATTATGTATTGGAGCGTTTACCGCTCCAATGATTTGTATAAAAAGTCCGCATACCATTGCATCATATCTTTTCTCTTCTCTAAATATTGTGCATGGTTATATGTACCTCGAATAGTATTTTTATCTAAGTGAGCTAATTGCATTTCAATCCATACACTGTCAAATCCCTTTTCGTGCAAAATGGTTGACATAGTATGTCTAAATCCGTGACCTGTAGCGCGACCTTTGTAGCCTAGTAATTCAATAACCTGTGATACACTTTCTTTAGAGATCGGTTTACTACGATTATTTCTTCCAATAAAAATGTAGGGATAATGGCCGCTAATAGGCTTGAGCTGTTTAAAAAGGGCAATCACCTGAGTAGATAGAGGTACAATATGAGGCCTGCGCATTTTCATCCTTTCAGCTGGAATCTCCCATATTCCTTTCTCAAGGTCAACTTCATCCCACGTGGCAAAGCGCATTTCCTGAGTTCTTACGCCAGTTAACATGACTATCTTTGTCGCATTTTTAGTGATGATGCTTCCGGTATACGCTTCAAGATCTTGAATAAAATAAGGCAACTCTTCGGCAGATAAAAATGGGTGGTGTTTTTGCTTAGGAACGGCCAGAGCGATAGCTAAATCAGGTGCTGGATTGTATTCAGCTCGGCCAGTTATGATTGCATAACGAAAGACCTCACCGCATCTTTGGCGCACTTTTCTGGTCTTCTCTAGTGCTCCTCGTTTCTCTATTCGTCGCAATACTTCAAGCAGTTCTAATGGTTTGATTTCACTGATAGGACGTTTACCAATGAACGGGAAGACATCCTGCTCGAATGTCTTAATAATTTCTTCTCGATAGGCCACAGTCCAGCGGTCAGCTTTGTTGGTATGCCATTCTCGACATATTGCTTCGAAAGAATTTTCTGTTGATAGCTTTTGGGCGAGTCTTAAAGCTTTGCGTTCCTCTACCGGGTCAATGCCATTAGCAACCTGCTTACGGGCGATATCACGCTTCTCACGTGCTTCTGCGAGGCTTACTAAATCGTAGCTGCCAAATGACATTAACCGCGCTTTTCCTGCAAATCGGAAACGGAAACGCCAGCCTTTCGAGCCATCGGGATTGATAAGCAATGACAGACCTTGTCCATCGTTCAATGTGTATGGCTTGTCTTGTGGTTTTGCTCGTTTGATCTGTATATCGGTTAGAGCCATGTGTATAACTGAATACTACTTATAAAAAATCTATACACATTACTATACATATTTTTCGCGGATTCAGGGAGATGCTCTCGGACTATTACGGACAAGCTGATTATTCATCGTATTGAATATAAAGGATTTTATGGAGTGTCTCGGAACTGGCTGGATGAGGTTTGGCGGAAGATCACAGGAGTCGAACCTGCCCGGGACCGCTGGCGGCCCCAACTGGATTTGAAGTCCAGCCGCCTCACCGGAGACGACGATCTTCCGCGCCTCGATTGCTACATGGAGGCGGGGCGCATTATAGCTACTTCCTTGAGTTTCTACATCCCCCAGATCAGTTTTTTCCGCCTAATACACGCAGCGTATTATCACGAAAGCATTATAGTTCATATAAAACCCATATTTTACAATGATATATGAGCGGAATTAACGCTACCACGATCACATAAAACAAGAATCATAAATTAATAACCAGATATCGGAATATTCGCTCTCACAGGGATGGTTTACAAAATGCGTTATCGGTCTCAGCACCCCTATAGCATCAAGGAAAAGCAG